TTCGTCGTGCTTTCATTGCAATCAAGTTCAAAATTAAACATAAGAACAATAGTGTTATCGAAGAACTCAATGCAGAAGTCGGGGAAGGTACTGCAGGCGCCGATGAGGCTAGAGATCTCCGAGTGATCAACGTAGGGTGAATCACTAATACAAGAACTCTTTAGATAGGACGCAATAGGAGAATTTGCGACAGCATCAGAAGAAATAGGGACGAACTGACCGTCTTTGATGTGACCTACTTGGACAAGGTCAATTTTGATGGCCGGATTAACCCGACGAATAACAACATGAATCTGTGTCATAATAACGTGGTTTAAAGTTTTACTTGAAGTTCAACGCAAAAACGCTCCCAGGCAGCAGATTGCTTGAGCCAAAATTCAGCGCCTTCGGGTGTCGAATAAAACAGAAACGCGGAGGAAATAAGGTGGCTTGGGCCAAAGTTAAAGCGGTAAAGAGAATGTCGAATGTGGGAACGCAGGCGGTCGTGAAAACTCCTACGAGGAGCGAATTCACGCTCGTAATTCGCCTTAAAAGCAGCAAGTATCCCTTGGCGAACGAGCCACTTGATGAATGCGTACTCCACAACGTCGACTAGCAACTCGTTAGTTCTAGTACTCTTGTTAGACTTTTTCATAGTAATATGGTTATTGGTTTACAGCACAAAAATAAAGCGGAGAGAACGAGCGGAAAAGTCCTGGAAGTCGAAAAAGTTGTTCAATTTCGCCTTAAATAACGACGACTTGACATTGTAGTGCCAGTATATCCGCCATCCTTGTCGTAAATTTCTCTACTTTCATCGTAATCGACAGGAGCGGGACGCTTCGTCGCGGCCGTGCCGGCAACAGCCATAGCGCCAACCAAGGCGGTTCTCGCCATGCTATAACCAAAGGCGTTTTTACTGGAGCGGGTTTGAAACCAGCGACCCGAGAGGTCTTGTTCGCCTTCCGAAACGGCGAAACCCATGAGTTTCTGATGAATTTGGCGACCTGTCATCTTTATTGTTTTGCCGGTAGGTTTGCCTTTTTCGTTAATTTCCGGGACGTCAATCTCCGAATCCCAGTTGAGACTAAACCACTCGCGAAGATCGGCTAAGTTAACCTTACGTATCTCAGACTCAACGCTTAAGACATTACCAGAAGCGGAAGATTCGTAGGCGGAGGCAAAATCTCGAGCGATTTGAGCAGCATAAATAGAATCGAAATACTTATCGTTATACTTCTTGATCTGATTCGCCTCTTCGACATGTTTCGAATACATAGCAACGAAGTCTTGAAACTTGTACGTGGCCATAAGATCGGCGTATTCGGCATCAGCGGCATAGATGTCGGCCAAAGCACGATTAAGACGGACTAACTCGGAAACATTGTTAATGTTATGCTCTAAAGACTTCTTCTCCAACTCGTCCATCTCCTTTCGCCAGTCTACGCTATGAGTATTGCCTCTCATGAGTTCAGCCTCGGCGTTATCACGATTAGCAGCAGCGTCATTGCGATCGACCGAAGAGCGAGCCAGCATATTCTGCGCAATGGCAGTGGGATCGCCAGGGGCAAAACCACCGGGAGCAACAGGCGCGCCGCCTGAAAGGCTGGAGGCGGAAGGCATAGGCGCGGAGCCGCCGGACATTGTAGCGTTAACTCCAACACCGGAAGAGCCGAGTACGGCGGCGGGGGTTACACCGGCCTTCAAGTAGCGGTCGAAAACTTTCGAGGGATCATTATAAGAGTTCTCGTAATCAAACTGTTTCTGCCAGTTAGAGTAGGAAAGCTCAGACTGCTTCTGCATCTGCTCGAGGGCGTACTTTTGCTGAAGCGCCATCTGTTTTTGTTGAAAACGCCACTGGCGGCGAGCGTTCATTCCTCCGAAAAGCTGACCTAAAAAACCATTGATGAGGCCATTAGTGCCGGTAGAAGCAGCAGATTCACCGAGAGCGCGACCGAAGGAAGTTGAGGCAACAGCGGCAGCAATAGGGGCAGGCATACTATATGTGAGTTGAATTATTAGAACGAATGATGTAATCAACGCGTACTGTATCAATATGAACGCCATGGCGTTGCATCCTAGCTTGAGCAGCACACGATGACAAGAAAAAAGCAGCTAGGGCGGCAACGATAGAAGAAACGAGCGTCCAAAAGGCTTTCGATTTGTAGAAAGGAGGCTTAGTGTCTGACATAACCTTGAAAAATTAAAGAACGATAGAAAAATGCGCGGCCTCTCCCGGAGTCGTTACCAATAACCTTCAGAAATTCACGAACTCTTTCGGAAGGGGTCCGCGCACGTAGCATATATCGTCAAGTAAAGGATATACTATTTTTCTTCAGAATTAGAGGGATTCGAGGCGGACTTAGCCTTATCAATCTGAGAATCAATAAGTTCCTGTCCGACCTCAAGTCCATCGAACTTGTCCATGCGAGAGAAGGAGTTGGGGTCGAAGTCGATGTCAGGATCAAACTTTTCACCCTTATCAAAATCAGAGGGCTCGGCCACCACATCCGGACGGCCGGGCAAAACGTCTACGGAGCCGGAACCATCAAGAACGGACATAATTCGCTGACCGCGAGAAATATAAGCGGGAGTATCTTCGAGTAACCAATCAAGAGGCATAATATCAAGAATTTAACGATTAGACAAACGGGTTGCGAAAGTTTTGTTAATGAGACTCTTCTTCTGTACTGCGTAGGACATATTTATGAAGAAATTGTCCTCCACTTTGGAAGCGAACGGCGAATTGACCTGAAGCATATCGGTAAAAAGAATCGGATAGTAATGAGATTCAGGCGAGCCACCGGAACCATCGGAAAGTTTAACCGAGCGCTGCTGGACCCAATAAGAATAAAGAGGAATGTATGAAGTACCGGTAATCTCCGGCAGGGGATAAGCCTGGAGTTGTCCGAGAACCTCATCATAAGACGCCCGAAACTCGTTAAAGCACGGTTCGGAAGCGGACGTAGCACCTGCATTTCCGTTAAAAACTATCCGAGCCGATGAAACATCCTGATAGCCAATGTCGTTATAAATAGGGTTGAAGTAGTCTGGACCTAAGTAGTTAAGGTAATCTGGCTTGACAAAACTCCAGTAATAAACAGGCCGAATACTCAACATATCAATCAGATAACCAGGCTCGCGAAAGTAATAAGACTGACGGCGACCAAGACGGTCGTTGAAAGCGATAGCACCGCCTTGCTGGCCAAGAGGGCCATTAATGCTCGGACCAGTGAAGTTATTTTGTCCTGCTTGATTCATGATGACCTGAACATTCACGGTTTGAGAAGCGCTAAACAAAAGCTTCGGGCGATCAACATGCTCAATTTTTGACGCGAAAAACGTCTCCAGCCAATCACTATAACGAGAACCGCCAGCGCCAAGGAGATCCTTGTATTCCTGCAGACGCGAAGCGATAGCCAACTGCGGTATAGTCGAAACGCCGGACATGGAAACGGCGGAGGAGGAACCTGTCGGAATGAGACGGCTAAACCGGTCAGGGTTCGAAGGAACGACCGCCATAGGATGAGCGACCAAGAAATAAGCCAAGGCAGAATTAGCGGTATTGACAGTATCCGCACTAATCTGAGATTTAATACCGGTAGACCCGAGTAAGTTAGTGCTCGGGTAAGTGGTTTTAACGGGATAACCGTCTCCAGTGCTACCTGTACTATCTAAATCAGAGCAAATAATCTGGTAGAAAAGATTGCCTCGGTTAAACGTATTATTGGTAGAAGCAACAGACGAGGGATAAAATTGACTCTCAAAGAACGCATCCAAAAATTCAAGGTTTCCGTAACATTGCGTAAAAAACCTCGAACCGGTCGGATTGTCGGAATCAAGAGCGAACGAAGACTCAGAATAAAGGAGTCTATTCGCCATAGGCCACGCAAAAGAGTAAAGGCTCCATTGCGAAAAACCATAATAGTTTCGGACGATATCCCAATAAGCCAAATAAGTATCGGCGTTAGACCACTGTGTCATCGAGGCGTTCGCCGGAAGCGCCACGGAGGACAAGGGAGTTCCACCCACATTGCTTTTATTTCCGATACGAAGCCAAGAAAAAAGAGAATTTACGTACGATGCACCCGAACGGTTAGAATTGAGTGCGCCGGTCGAGGTCATCGTGGAACAAATCCAATTCGTGCTTAAATCATTCATATCAAACTTGCTGCTATTCGTCCTCAATTCAGGATGATACAACTGCAGAGGCACCCAGAAGCGATGCAAACGAATAGTGTAGGGATTGAATGTCGGGACGGCAAGCGGGTTGCTCCGGACATCGACTCCCTGTTCGATAGACACGCGGTCGCGGGCATTAATAAAATCGATTCGCACCGGATACAAAATACCCGGCGTACACGTAAAAGCCTTACTCTCGGGAACATCATACCGAGAATAGCCATTAACAACGTGAGAAATAAAAGGTTGTTTTCCCATAAATTAAATAATTAGTTGAAGTTTGTAATGATCCTGCCAGAATTGAAGGATGTCCAAATCCAGCCAAGTAGGGGGATCGAAGTCAGGCATCTTACGAGAAGAGGCGGAAAAACGCATCATCTGCTTTTGCTCCCACGTGTATGCCTCTCTACGGGATACGGAGGAATTGAGGCCGAACCGTTCAACACACAGAGCAACAATACGCTTAACCAAAGAAGACTTGCTAAAGCGTGCATAAGAATCAGCAGCGGTAATCGAACGCGAGACTTCGTCTTCCTGTTTAAGATATCTAAGATAGTATCGAGGGATCGAGTAATTGTAATTGATACGCCTCTCAAAATCGAAATAAGACCACGTCGAAGTACGAGCAGAAGGACGAGGCATATAACCGAGAAAATCACCAACGCCAGCAGATACGAATTTTCGTGTATAGCGGCGATGTTGGAGGAGGCAAGATAAAGGTGTAGGATTTCCATTTACGGTAACATGTTTATCCGAAATTTCTTCGGGGTTGAACTGAATTTGTTTGGTAACATACTTAACAACGTATCGAGCTCGCTTATGTGTACCTTTTCCGAGCCAGACGAAACCAAGATCTCCGACGGCCTTCCGGATTTCGTTGTATAAAACGTTGGTTCCGAATAAGAAACCGTGAAAATGGAGGCGCGGTTCAGAGCCGACTTCGGGGTGGGTGCCGAACTCTTGAAAAAACGCATGTTTAAAAGAGTGGCCGATTTTATGACGGACGCGCTCGTTCCATCGTCGAATAAAACGAGCAGGGTCAAGAAGGGCTTCCTGGTAATACTTTGGGGCAATCGTAATGGTAATAAATATCGCCTGCTGGCCATCCGCCTTACAACGAGCGAGTTCGCGCTCGAGCCTCACAAACCAATCATTACGCTGACGGCGCAGGCAGTCTTCACATTTACCGCAAGGGACCATCAACCACTGTCGGGCAATGTCCCAGGGACGAAGAGCCAAGGCGGATTTAGCGACGTCAGAACCATCTCGACAAGGGTTCCTCTTGTCAAAATAACGACGATTGCGTATCCATATAGGAGAAGAGCAAGGCATTAGAATAAACTTCGAAGACAATCAAACTTAACACCAGGATGATCAAGACGACAGCGAATGAGGTAATCGCTTGCGGGAATTTCATCGGAAAACCAAGCAATAACAACTCGCTTTTTACCGCGATATGCGCCAATAGAATAGCGATGAGGAACGCTATTAATAATAGGAGAAAACCTAGGGCGAAAGTCAAAACGATCCATAATCAAAAAGAGTTACTTTGCGCCTCGAAAGACGGTACTTTCGAGTGCGAAAACTGTTTCGTTGCGCCGCTCGACAGCCTTAACGGCTGGGACGCTTCGCGTCTTCGAGCTCCATGGCTTCACTTCACGATTTATATACTGAACGAATTCAGTAAGTTTAAGGATAAAAAAATCCCAGGGGAGAGCGACTCCCCTGGGAGCCAACGGCCTAAAGAACTTTGCCTCCAAGCGGGCGAGTTACAACTTTAGTCCCTTTTCCTTTTTTCTTTCGTCGTGCTTTCATTGCAATCAAGTTCAAAATTAAACATAAGAACAATAGTGTTATCGAAGAACTCAATGCAGAAGTCGGGGAAGGTACTGCAGGCGATATTTATTACCATTACGATTGCCCCAAAGTATTACCAGGAAGCCCTTCTTGACCCTGCTCGTTTTATTCGACGATGGAACGAGCGCGTCCGTCAT